CTTTCAAATCTGATTCTGATTTGCGAGGATCGTACATTTCCACTCCATAGGGGAAAAGTCCGCCATCGGAGAGGCCGTCGCTGCCTTTTCCGAAGTTATTGTTGACATCCCAGCCCAGTGGGTGCTCATGAATCGGCGTGAAGCCGACAACAACCTCAATATTTTTTGGCAGAACTGTATTGCTACTGCCTATTTTTTCGAAAACGCCGACTTCTCTATTCTCAATGTTATGATTTACTGTAAAACTAGAGATGAATCCTAGAAGCCCGTGATGAGGGGCCGCTCCGCGGGACTTATATTCAGTATAATATTTTGACTTAGTTTTGAGGTCCTTAAAGCTAGATTGGGGGGGCAAGCGTTTCATATTGTTCACATCTTGTAAAAGGTTCATCACTTTTAGCCTAAGAAGGGGACCCTGGGAAATTGTTTGTGCCTCCTGAACTTTGGTGTAGTTTGGATATAGAAATTGGACCAAATTCTGAACTTTTCCAAGGTTTTCAAATGCTTCGCTTTCGCTTGCTGCAGGAACCATAAAAGTTAACTGTATAGATCTTGTGGTTTGCTTAAACGTGTAGATTGGATCTGCTCGACCAAAAACCTCTTCACTCGCCCATGCCGGCGTATAGGTTTCGTTAAATGCCGTTATAAATGCTTTAAAGAAGACGCTTGTTTGAGTGGGGACGTGCAAAAACGAAATATACATTTTCTTATTGTTTGCATATGCGTCCGATCCGTCGGCATATGGAACATCTGGTTTACTACCAACTTGGTTTGCTTTATATTTGTGCGTCTCAAATATTTGATTATAAAAGTCCGCTGCAGTGGGCTTGCCCTTTTCATCCGCCATTTCTACCCCCTCCCTGCTATAGCATTACTTGAAGATTTGCCATTTATCTTATGTACTATGGTTGCCAATTTATCTCTGTCAACCTTCAATTCAATTGTTATGTTTTCTGGGCCCTGATTAATCATCGTGGTCCCTCCGGTGCCTGCTGCTGCGGCTGCGGCTGGGGCGCCGGTGGTTGCTGCGGCGGTGTCATCATTGCCGAACCAGCCTGCAATTGCAGCACCAACCTTGAATATCGGCGAATCGCCGAGTTCGATCATTTTTTCTATAAGAGACGTCACCGGAGTTATGGCGAGGTTTACGCCGCTGCCCATGTGCTCAAAGCCTTCTCCAAATTTATCGATTCCGTCTAAGAAGCTTGATGCATATGATTTTTCAAACATAGTGTGGCCCAGCATTTCCACTTTGTCGTCTATGAGACCAAAATAGTTTAAAAGCTCCAAAATAGGGCTTATTATGCCTGCAATTGATTGCGCAAATCCGCCAAACCATTTACCAACCGAGCTATTTTCCCATGTAAGATCACCTTGTATTAGTTTAATAAAATCAGATATAAGGGCGGCGGCGGCTGTATATGGGGCGAGGGCCATTTTAACGCCCAGCACCATATAATTGAGTGCCACCGCAAGTGCTTCAATTATAGGTATTGCTATCGCCATTAAGCCCATTTCGCCGCCGGGGCCTCCAAACAATAACATAAAAGGCTCAAAAAGTAATTTTAAATCAGTCCACAAAGGCTCTAGAGCTTTACCAAGTTTTTTAAATAATATTGACAGTCCCGACATCTTCTTTTCACCATATTCAACACTATCAAACAACAAGCCGAGCCCCAAAGTAACGCCGGCAATGCCGCCGGCTGTTCCCGCGCCAGTAAACAGCAGGATGGCGCCGGTAATAGTCAGTATAAGCCCACTTACTACTTTTATTATTTTTGCATTTTTGGACATCCACCCGAAGAAGTTTCTCATGCCGTCAATTAATGGTGTTATTATCGGGATCATTTCAGCAAAAAGTATGTTTAACTGCTCTTGGAAGCTTGCGACTGTTTGTGCTCTTTTGGCTGCATCTTCATACTCTTGAGATGTCTTTTTGGTTGCTCCAGAAACAGAATCCATATTTCCACTAAGTACCAGGGCCAGATCGCCGACACTACTAAGGCCCATGGCATCTTTGTAGAAATTCTTCTGATAATATGACATCTCATCAAACGACAAGCCTGTATCTAGGATGGAGTCTCTAATTTGCTCAAATCTAGCTGTCGGGTCGGTCTCCATCATGAGATCCATGGCATTTACAAAGTTGCCACCCAGGGCTGCATTTAGCTTGCCAGCCTGTCTTGCGGCGCCCTCAAATGTGTCAAACTGGTTCACAATGTTTAACAACTTGGTAACTGACAGGCCAGTGATCTTGGCTGCCGCGGCTAGGTCTCTAAATGCCTCATCGCCATTTTCGCCCAATTTGGCCAAAGAATCTCCGGCTTCAAGGAATTGGCTTGATAGCCTCTCTGGGGACACTCCGAGTTCTTCGGCATATTTTTCAAGATCCAGCATTGATTGGCCGGCGCCTTCAGCAGACATTCCAAGTGCTTTAGTGGAAAGTTGGACGCTTTGTGCAAATTTCTGATTGCTTATTCCGAGTTTTTCCAAAACGGCGCCAGTTTCGATCAGGCCCTCTCTTGTGTCTTTATCTTGGAATGTGAAGTCTGTAAATTCGTTATAAAGGCCTTGTGTTGCCTTACTCATGTCTGCTGCGGTTGCTGCAAATCTGCGGCCTTCTTTGTATGAGTTTGTTACGGAGCGCGCGAACTCTTCGTTGGCGCCTGTTGCCTTCATAAAGGCATTTTCAACATTGCCCAAATCGTAAGCAAGCTTGACGGCGGCCTTGGCATAATCTAAGAGTGCTTTAACTAAAAGAAGAGAAACCATAGCGCCGAATTTGCCACCTAGGGTGTCGGCTTTGCCAATAGCATCTTCCATTGGTTTGAGCATTTTGCTTTCCATGGAACCACCGATGCTTTTAAGCGAACTGGTCATCTTGCTGGAATCGCCGCTAAAAAGGCCCGTGGCAGTGAGTTTGGTCATGACCTCGGTGACGTTTTTCATCTTTTCGAGCTTTTTCTGTTGCTTGTCGAGATCCTTTAGTCTTTTTTCATCTTGGTCACTAAGCTTTTCGCCGGCCAATATTCGTTCGTTAAGTAACTTTAACTCTTCTTCTTCTAGTTCTTTTATCCGGCGCTTCTGTTCTTCTTGGATGACGCCTTGGGCGTATCGCGACTTTTCCGATAAGTCGATCTTATTTAATTCTGTTAATTCATCTCTTAAGCTCTGAACATGCTTTTTTCGCTGATCAAGAGCTTGAACTTGGGAGGCGACGAGAGCATCGACCGCTGTCCGGATCGACTCATGGAGTTCTTTCGACTCCTGCATGTTCTTCAGATCTTCTTTGCTGAGCTTATTTAAACGTTCAGCTAACCCTTTCCTATCCTCAAGTTTCGCATTTAATTCTTTAGCTAGCTTAAGATCTTTCTCTGATGCCACAATGAAACCCTCGGTTCTAAATTAAATAGTTTTTCACAGAAAAACAAGGGATTCAATTACTGACGTGATGGCGGCTTATACCTTGGAGGGGGTTTTGGCTCATTCTCTGGGCCCAGCGTGTGTGTGGTGGAGCGGGAGCCCTTTGACTTTGACGCGCTCTCAATCGCCTCTTTTTCTGCCTCAAGCTGCTTTAAGAGGCGCTTAGTGAACCAATCCCTCAAGCCAATTGGCAAGTTATACGCCTCACTAAATGACCAGCCGCCCGAATATTTTAAGAAGAAAAATTGTTCATATATGCTCTCCATATATTCATCGGTCAGGCCAAAAAAAGTCCGCATTCAGCGGGACCTCCATGTCCTGCTCGTGGCTGCACTCATCACATTCAAAATGTTGGGTTAGATCGATGTTTGGGGAAGTAAGGCGATATGCCAAACGAAGATGGCGAGAATCGGCTGATGGTATATTATTAACCATATAGTTCGTTGCTTCAGCACTTGAATCGCCGTTGACCGCTAGAATCATACTACTAAGCTGTCTTGTTATCATTCTATCTACTTTCTGTCTCTTGTCGTGTTCTGTCCCCGAGAAAAACACTTTTTCGTCTCTTCCGGTTAGAGTTTTAAAAGTCACAACCGCTTTTGTGCGCGGTAGCTCCACATCAAAAGTACCATTTCCATTATCAGTGACACCAACGGTATCCGAATCTTCGCCATGATATACCTTTGCCGAATTTAAGTCAAAAGAATAGTCTTGTGAGGCCCCACAGGATGGACATCCCACCTTTGTAGTATACTCGCTGCCATACGCCGACACCCTAGTGGCGACAATGATTGCATTTCTATCGCCTACGAGCAAAGAATCTGGATCAATTGCCTTGTTAATAATTAAGCTACCAATAACTCGGTCTATCGCCACCCCTTTCTTAATAAGGGTTTTAGACGTGAGCATATCCTCTTCCTTTGCGGTCATTTGTTTAATTTCAATAGAGGTTTCGCCACAAAGAGGGTGGCCTTCTGGATAATACTGGCCTTCTGATGGTAGTTCTACAAACTCTGTCGGAACTACAAACGAGAATCCTCCTTCTCCCATTGCCGGTGCAGGGGGATTCGCATCTCTTTGTTGAACGCCTCCTAAGCGATCTTGATTTCTAGACAATGTACACCTCTCGTTTAATTATATTGTCATTATGCGTTAAAGAAACTAGTACCACCGCCCGCGGTTGCGACTGACGGATTGGTTGTCTCTACGCGGGCCCAATCGTACATAAGCTCGACTGTGGCTGTGGATAACTCATCGTCACCATAGGATAATTCACCCAAAGCAAAATCCTTAACAAACGCGTTCCAAAGTGTCCATGTTTCGAGCGGCTGGCCGTCAGAATCGATTTGGGTAATAATTACGGTACCCAATGCGCCGGCGGCCTTTGCTTTAGAAATGGTGCCTAAAGAATCAGCATTTGTGGGAGGAGAATAGCCAGACTGCACTAAAATATCAGAAAATGTTGCAGTCATATCCGGACTAACTGGATCTACCATCTCAACACTGACTGTGTTCCAAGTAACGGAGCCAGGATAATAAAAAGTGTGATTAAGATATTGATGCTCTACATTCTCAACTGTAAAGCTCGGCTTTCCAACAGACTTGGCATACCATGCCAGGGCGCCCCCTTGCTCGGCCTGTATTCCTTGAAATTCTATCGTAAATCTAAAATTCCTTTTAGGATCTTTAAGGGTTGCGTCTTCTCCGAAGTTTGTTGACCAAAATGGCATAATTTGAGTTCTCCTGTTTCTAAAAATAAGTAGTGAGGGAAATTATTTTCCCCATGTTTTAATCATCAAATGAGGCACCAGTGGATGCGATAACGAAGTCAATGGCAATGAATTCGATGGCGCGGGCCGGCTTAATCATAATCTTAGCATATAAGATGTTCTGATCGATAAGATCTGGTGTCGTTGTGCTTTCGTCCAGAATTAGACGATAATCGGTGATACCATACCTAGTCTTAATATTCGCCAAGAACGGTTCAATAAGTCCCTTGAAGCGATTCCAAGTTGCCTGCACATTTTGCTCAAAGAGAATTTGTGTAGAAAGAATGGAAATCTGCTTCTTCATGTAGATTACCAATCTGCGGACATTAATGCGATCTAGGGCAGATTGGCGCTCTTGGAGCGTCTTCTGGCCGAAGAGTACAATTCCACTATTGGGGAACGAGGCAATCGGGTTAATCCGTGATTCATAAAGTGTATCGCGATCTTTCGATGTCAACCTCTGCGTAACTCCTGTGATCGCAATTCCAGCAGCGCCGTCGGTAAGACCTCCGCGATTGAAGCCTGCCGGAGCAAACCAAACGTCGGTTTTGGCCTCTGAACTAGCCAGAACGCCAAGCATAGCAACAGTTGGCGGGATCCAAATAAGTTGGCCAGTCCCTTCGTCGCGGGCCTGGACCCAAGGATAGAATGTTGCACCATAAGAGGAATCAATTCTTCTATCCCTAAGTTCTCTTGCCGCCTGTGTTGCGTCAGTGCCAATTCGGCTTGTTGCAGATGAATAATATTGCTCATGAGCCGGAATATAGACATTTGGCAGGTCGATAAGAGCCATGGCGTCTGCGCGCTCCTCGCAAACATCAATCATGTGCCCCGTTAGGGAATCCAGCGTTAAGCCTGGAACAGTAAGGAGGTTCATATTGAGAGCCTCGGGGTCAGAAACAGAATCAATTGCCCTGCGATACGTATGGTAAGCATAGCTATTATCTTCTGTAGAAGTGCTGCTCATTCCATTATTGTAGAGCGGATCGGGCACTGTAATATCGAACCCATCGAAGCCGCCCCAGAAAGGCGCCGTAAAGCGGTTATAGCCTGCATCTAGCAAGTCAGTATAAGACGAAGTCGTAACTGATTCGCCTATGGCTCGTGAGCCAGAGCGATACGCATAGCCTCCACCACTGGTTCCGTCCTTCGCGACGTCATCTAAACTGAAGATGTATGACCACGCAGCAACCTGTTGAGTAAGGTAAGCGCTCGTTGGATCATCGGAATATCCTGAATACCACAGTCTGCCAAAATCTCCAACACTGGCATCTGGGCGTGTCGAACCTTGGGCTCTTGTAGATGTAAATCCAAAATAGGCGTTTGTCGGGTCTTTCAAGCCACCATCCGATGCGGAAATTCGCAAACTAGCCGATGGCCAGATCATCGCACCGGTAAGTGCGTTGGCTACGTATAGAGTGGTTTCCGCCGTCGCGACCGCGCCGGCCACGGCGCCGGATAGGAAGACGTCAGTATTAAAGGTGGGTGTCGCGCCATTGTTCCACACACCAACAACCTTATTTCGGCCCGAAATACACCATCCGGTGTTCAGTGGCGCGCCGACATAGCCGCCGGCGCTGCCGGAGACTCCATCGTCGAGATTAGTGAGCCCGGAGCCGGTTACTGTCACCTGTGCCGGGCGTGGTGGACCATAGTAACCAAATGGAAGGTATTTTGGCGAGGATGCGCCGGCTTTAACAGCATCGGCCATTTCAACATATACAAATTTTGAATTATTGGGATATGTTTCATACGTATCTAGCGCTTTAGTGGTCGTGTTCCAGTTTGTATATTTGTCTCCAATTTTGCGCGCAATGTAATTTGGCGATTTTGGATCTAAGCTAAGATTGTCGAAGCGCTCTAGAACTTCAATTTTGTTGTCTGTGTCAAGAATACTTCTTAGAACAACCGAGAAGGTGCCATACTCCGTCGTAGTTGTAGTGGCTTGGCGGATCTTCTCAATTGAAACTTTGACATTCTTATGTAACCACTCTCCGTGGCCGCGGCCCTTGAGGCGGAAAAGCTTTTGCATGTTTCCAGGCTCGTAATCGCCAGCAGCGTTTAAATCTTGTGAAATAAACCAGCCGGCCACTGCTTCACGGGAAGCCTGCGACTTCATGTTGCTCGGATCATAGCTGCTGTCTGGGCCCGAAGAGCCTGATTGTGCAATCCCAAGAATTACACCAACTTTTGCTGTCCCATCAGAATGCAAGGCTCCCTCGCGGCGGAGGGCCTGCTCGAAGGTTTCACCAAGCCAATAATCTTGCTTTGTAGATGCCGGATAAAAACTAGATGCGTTTGTATTTGCCACTTGAGGATTGGTGTTGAATTTCTTGCGTATAAACGTCTCTTTTGTATCATCAAAGCCAAACTTAATTTTTTCTGCTATTTGAGAACCTGAAACATACACAGTAAACAAGCCATCTGAGTCAGTGGCAACAACGTTGCCCACTCCGCGGGAATCGAGCGCATCGCCGCCAAGCCCGGGATGAAGGTTTCCACTTAATTGTAGAATTCCGTCATTAAGATACCAAACGGCAGCTAGCGAGCCTGTTCCAAGGTTCGAACTTGAGCCCGAAGGCCACACCCACAGGCCGTAAGCACCACCATTAGTGGCTGCACTCGTTGTAATGCGATTGGCGGTCGCCCAGCCTGCTGCAGCATCTCCGCCGGCAGTTGAGCCGGCAGTGGTTTGCTGACCTAAGAGGCGAATGTAAGTTAGAGGGGCAACTTTTGAGTTCAGGAAGGCTTTTGCGGCATATGTGCCGTACATGGGCGATTGATAATTTCCATTGCGAGAAATATCGCCGCCTCCATTTCCTGCTACCGTATCTCCAAACATTGTTACAAAATCGGAGTAGGAATCGACCGCAACTGGTGTCATCGCTAGGCCGCGTCTGGAGCGCCCAATGACGACTGGGCCGATGTTTTCGACCCTCTTCGGGATAAAGGAATTATCAATTTCATTGATAAACACCCCGGGAGATACAAACTTAAAACTTTTAACTGACATTACGTGCCCCTCTTATTAAAATAATATGCTTAAATGCATGAGTAATCATGAATAAATAGTATTTTTAATTCCAAAGACACTTCAGGAAGTGGTTTATAATGTAAAAAAGTCATCTTCATCGGGGAAAGCTATGCTTTCACTCGGGTAGGTCAATTCCACAACATTCTCATCTATTCTAACAATGGGCCTATCGTCATTTTCTCCTTCACCCATCAAATAGCCCAAAACCTTGATTGTAATATCGGTTGAAAACATTCTCATATCTTCATTTAAATTTGCAACGTTATTGTTGTGCGCAAAGCCTTGTTCAATAAAGCCTTCATAGAGATGGCCGCTCCTTCTCATTACAAAAGCATTAATTTGCCCAGTTCTTGCAATAAAAGGCGTCAGAAGCTCATTCATCTGTTGCTGATATTCGGTCTTAATGGTGATTTTATAATCAATATTAACATATACAGGAATAGGGATTGATAAGGTCTGAATAACAATCTTTTTATTCACTCTTGGCGAATATTGTTGCAATTTGCCAATGGTTCTGTCTCTTGTCGCCGCCACCACAGCAAAATTTCGTGTTTTATCTTGTTTTATTTTTTTGGCAAGAACCATTCTTCCTATGCGCCCATTCATATCACGTGAGTATATGTGAGCCTGATAGCCCCCTTTCCTTGTTGGATCTTTGGTGATCGTAGTGCGCTCTATGCTAATCAAGGGCAGTTTGAGGGCGCCGGCGTCATCTCGTAAGTCTTTTTCATTCTTTATTTGAAATGAGCGCTCGGGCGTTTGCCATAAAACCGGCACATTTATAAATCCTTCATTGGTCGTGGCACTCAAATCTAAATCTTTCTTAAGCCATGAAACTATCGCATAATCAATATTTTCTATGTTTGAGGCCTGCATACCTATCTCTTTAAGGGTGCCCTCCTTGAAATCAGGATCTAATTGTGCAAAATCAAAATTATTAGGTAGCATCGAATAATCCCTTCCTTGCTCTTCTGCATCTTGCAGAAATTTCAAAACCATAGTCAACTTGGCCAAAAAGTTTTCTTGCTTCTGTTAACTTAACTATCTCGTAATAAAAATCTCCGTATAAAACAAAATCACCTTCTCGTACGTACATGTCTTGATCTTCCTGTAAGCGTCTTTCGTGGAAATGAACATTAATTTCCCATGTTTTATCAATTCCGGCGCCTTCCATATATTCAGTAGAGTAGTCAGTAAATTCAACAAGCGCATAAATGCGAATAGGAGGCAAATAAGTCTTTTTTATTGCTTCGCCATATAGTTCATGAAAATTTGTTGAAGACATATCAATAGGATAGTAAAGAATTTGCTGTCCGACAATTTTTTCAATAAGCTCATCATTAACTTGCTTAACTAAGTCGCGCTCTTTCTTTCCTAAAAACAGCGGAGGGGGCGGAGCAGGAGGCCTGGACCATTCACTATCAGACATTTACTTTCTCCTATCCTACAAATATTGGTAAGGGAACTCTTTTTAAAGTTTCCTCCGTCGCTGTTACTTTTTCTTGGTCCTGCTTGGCTAATTCAACATATTCTACTTCTTTGAGTATCTCCATCAACTTATCTTTAAGTGCAGTCTGCTCTTCTTTCGCTTGAGATAGCAATTCAGAATGATTTAGCGTCACACTTTCACCGGGGATTGGAATTGTTGTAAATTTACCTCTAATTTGTCCTAGCATCTCTTTGCAAAGCGCAAGAGCATATTTTCGAATCCATTGTTTGCCAATTGCATTAATATTATCATATGGAATATTCTCAAAGGGAAGGGTGTTCATGTTATTCACACCTTCAATGCCGGTGTCAATATCTCCATCTTCATCCCACACATCGCTTTTAACTCTAAATCTAAACCAAATACGATCAAGATAGCCAGCAAAGTTATCATCGCCACGTGGAGTGGGGTATAGCCTTAAATTATTATTAAAAATTTCATAAGAATAATGAGAAACCCGAGTATACAGGGAATCCTCATACATTATGGCTTGAAGCTTATTCTGCCAAGTAGGCACAACTTCAAATGTTGAGTCATCTGCATATTGTCCGTAAGTGGTATAATTTCCCACAACACCAATGCCGCCATAATAGCCATAAAAGCGCCACATTGCCACTGGGGACCGATAATATACTTTATCAATTATTACGCGTTTATCAGTTACTTTTCCTGCATATGGCACCGTCTCGTCATTATCATTAACGCCCGAAGCCGAAGAACTGGAAATGATTGTCTGTAAATTATAGTCCTGTTGATTTTTAACAGTCGTGAAGGAAGCCGAATAAATCGGGGTCGTCCCACCGAGGCCGGCCATAGTCGAAGCTCCATCGCCAACTCTATTAGTATAATTTGCTTCAAATCTTGGAAACTTCAAGCTGGCGCTAAGGGGGCCAGACGTTGCATTTCCTTTGTGGTTAAAGGTACCTGTGGTGTTGCCTAACGCGTCCGATAATATATTCTTACCTTGGTGTAGGTTAACAATATATGAGTATTCTAGGACGGCTTCTTCATAGGCAGCATATACATTATTTGGGGTAAGCTCAATATCAACAACATCACCACCCAGTTTTTTATAAACATAGGCAACCTGATCTGATGCCCCACTAAGAAAAGCTACAGACCCCGTATATATGCCAAATGGCAGTGAGGCTGATACCTGTGTTGTCGATCCCGTCGATGTAAGGACAATCGCACTTGTTTGAGATTTTGGACTAAGATTGGTAGGCACACGCACTTCCTCCTACTGAATAAATAGTTAATTAAACCCAAAGCCCGACCATATGTTGGGCTTCATTTTAATTAATTAAGAAATTCGCTATTTTTTCTTGGTGGTGGTCTTTTTTTGTGTGCTTCTTTTCGTTGTAGTTTTCTTTGTGGTAGGCGCGGTTTCAGCAGCAACTTCTTTTGCGACTTTCTGGACAACTTCTTCTAATACAGGCTCAACAACACTTTCTTCAACAACGGGAATTATTTCAACACTTGTGGTATCGCCGCGGGCCTTCATTCTAAGCATTAATCTTCTACGAGGGTTCATAGTAGCTTCTCCTTTCAAATAAGTAGTTTCAAAATGGCAAAAACGAAAATCTCAAGAAATTGGAGGCGAAAAAATTTGGCAGATCACCATTTTTTGATATTGATTTAGTTTCGAGAAATAAAAACCCCCTTCCGAAGAAGGGGGTTTGAAACAATATGCTAAAAGTATACTTACTCTGATCAAGGAGCAGTGAATACGGCTGTAGTAACAAACCCAGTTGCCTGAGCAGTCATAATGGTCCCTGAGACCAGCCATGTGTTTCCGCTAGCTGTTCCAATAGTAGAAGCGGCTACAGCAGTAACTCTAATATGAGTCCCCACAGCAACAACACCATTACTAGTGTCATCCGCAAGAACCAAGGTGCCCTCGCCCGAAGCCGGAACAATATTTGACTCATCGCCATTAACATATCCAGCAGCCGATGTATCTAAAACCTGAAGAACGCCGATATAATCATCGTATCCTTTGGTTGCAGAACCTCCAGTCGTGTCGGTGGCATGACCGCCTGTGTTAATTGTATATGAACCAGCGGCACCGCTATTGCCAATAACAGTAACAATAAAATCATAAAATGTTCCAATCATTGAAGATGTTATGGTTGGCAAATTAATTACTTGAATCTGAGCAGCCGTACCCCCCAATACAATTAGTGTACCACTTTGGTCGTGAGTTAACGATGTCTCAGCGGTTTCATCGTCGATTGTAAGTACTTTTCTTTTATACCTTAGTTGAGAAGCTCCGAGATTCGTGTCTCTCTTCAAACTCTCTAGTAATGCTTGGGTTCTCGCCAAGCCCATTCTTTTTGATCCCATATTTAAAACCCTCCTATTTTGTGTTTAAAATTTAGGTGAGACAAAAGAAATACTTCTGTCTCGCGTATAATTAGCTAATCCAATAAAGAAGACCCCCGCCTTTTTCAAGGCGGGGGCTTTCCGTGTCACGTTTCTCCGTGCTTTTTACACAAACTATATCAAAAGTTTATGATTTAGCTCGTAGAACCAGCCTCACCAAGTAGTCCGCGAATGATGACTAAGCCATACATATCAGGACGCACCATCTTCTTGGCATAGCGAGTCATCACGCCCTTTCTGGGCACGAAGTCTTCCGGTCCGAAGATAGTGGGTGTGGTCTGTAGCGGCACATAAGGTGCATACACGTATCCGCTTTCAAGGAAAGAAGATCCGCGTCGACCAACGAGGACCACGTTGCGAAGGAAGTACGGGTCAACAATGACATCGAACTTCTTGCTCAGTGAGCCGGTCTTAATAGCACCGACGCTACCCTTCTCGTCATCAGCAGTGACGGAAGCGCGGAATCCAGTGGTAAACTCAAGGATGTTGGCAACTTCAGGTCCAACGACGATGAAGTTAGCACCACCACGTAGAGTCTTACGGTGGATCTGGGCAGAAACGTCGTTAATTGTCTCAACGAGAGTCTCGTACCACTCGGATACTGTACCGGTGAAGTCAGGGGCAGCAGAGCTAGCACCAACTTCGACACCGTTCACCTTGTCTAAGAATAGACCCGGCGAGCGAGACCAGTAATAGGTAGCAGCAGTTGCACCATTGACGAGGTCAGCAACGATCTCACGATCAATCTCAAGAGCAATTTGCTCAGAGAGGATGCTGGTAAGCTCGACTTCAGCGTCAAGGTTGTGGTAGGCGTTAAGATCTTGTCCTAACTCCGGGGTCCACTTAGCCTTCAGCTTCTTGGTCTGCGCTGTCACAGCGATGCTATCCACCTTGATGTCGATCTCGGGGATATCCGCTTGACCTTCAAGGCCCCACGGGGTATCACCACGAATTGCACCAACAGCATTGGCCGAAGAAGCAGCAACAAAGTCATCGGTCAGTGGGAAGAGCCATGTGCATGATGCAGACATGGCAACTTTCGGCGCTGGCGCGCCGCCTGCACCGAGGTTTGCGCCGGTGACGCGGACCTCGTCGCCCAAGGACCCGGTCGCCCCAACCCAAGTAAGCAAAATTTGCTGACTTGCAAGTGCTTTGGGGACACCGATGGATTCTGCAATTCCCTCGGGTAATGGCCGAGTCAAACGACGCACAAGGCGTGCACCATTAGTGACGATTCTTGTCGTACCAGTCTCACCAGCGAGCATCGACCCAGCGTCTGCTGTGGTCGTGGTCGAACTCGTCATTGCAGAAAGGTTCTGTATGTCAAGCTGAGAAAGAGCCGACGCGGAAAT